TCTAATATGATTGAAGATGAATCACAATTAGAATCTTGGGTTCAAGCTAAATTAACTAAAGCATCAGATTATATGTCTGCTGTTTATCATTACTTAGATTATCAAAACTCTAAAATGGAGGAAAAGTGAAAAAATTACTTAAAGATCTTATCCCACAACGTGCTCTTCATTTAGTTGAAGAGCGTGAGTATAAATTACGTCAATTGTCTCCCGGGGCATATGATGTATTAGGGCCAGGAACTTTAGGCATACCTTCCTCTGCTATTGTAGATGTAAAAATTTTAAAAGCACCAAAACCTATATTTAAATGTTTTCTTGATAATGGCCAATCATTTAATTTAATTGATAATGGTGATTATATGCAAGCTGATGTTAATCGTATTTTATTTGATATGGATAGAGAAGATGATATCAATGGTGCAAAATATGAGTTAGAAAAACTAATGCAAAAGGGTTCATTTAAACAAGATAGTGAGGAAGAAGCTTCGGATGATTTTGAAGCTGAGCCAGCGGCTGAAGAACCTGCCGGAGAAGAACCAGCAGAAGAACCGGAAGTATAATGAATAATAATCCTGAATTCAATCAAGCTCTTGGAGGCATTTATAGAGACGCTGTTAAAAAATTTAACATCCGTACTACTCCTAAACTTGTCCTAAAAAAGGATGAAGAAAATGCATCAAAAACATTAGGCAGAACAGCATACTATGATCCAAATAACTTAATAGTCACTCTTTACACAACAGGTCGTCACCCAAAAGACATCTTACGCTCATTTGCACACGAATTAATACACCATGTTCAAAATGAAAGAGGAGATTTACACTCGGGTGACTCAAGTGACCCCCAATATGCCCAAAATGATGATCACCTTCGTGATATGGAAAAAGAAGCATACTTAGAAGGTAATTTACTTATGAGAGACTTTGAAGACAATTTTAAATACCAACAATAAAAAATAACAACATATAGACTAGATTTATAGCCTAGTCGATTAAAAAATTAATTAGAGAGCTGTAACCTCATGTGGGTTACAGCTCCTTTTTTCGTATATTTAACCATTAAAAGTAAGCAAAGATGCAAGAAAAAACAGTAATTGTAGGAGCAGGAGTAGCAGGAATAAACGCAGCAACTAAATTAATAGACAATAATTACCAAGGCAAAATTACTATTATTGATATGGGTAAGGATCCATACAATAGATTACCTGAGGAAGTAATGACAGGTATGTTAGGAGCAGGAGGATGGAGTGACGGTAAATTAACTTATCATACTTCAATTGGTGGTCAATTATCCAAATATTGTGGTGAGGAAAAGGCAATGGAGTTATTCGACCAAGTTATTACAAATTTTAAAAGATTTCATCCAAAACCCGAGGAAGTACAGTGCTCAGATCCCCAAGCAGAACCCGATTTTATTAAGCCTTATTTTGGCTTACGCTTATTCCCTGTATGGCACGTAGGAACCGATTATCTGCATGAAATTGGCAAGAATTGGTATGATTATCTAAAAAGTAATGGTGTTAAATTTATATGGGAAACTAAAATAGAAGACATTAATTTTGAAGAAAATTATGTTTTATGGAAAAAAGGATTAGCTAATGTAAGTCAATACTATGATAAACTTATTTTTGGTGTAGGCAAATCAGGAATTGACTTTGGTAAAAAATTAGCTGAAAAATATGATTTACCCACAGAACCTAAATCAGTACAAATTGGTGTTAGATTTGAAGCACCACAACACCACTTTCAAAAATTAATTGATGTAAGTTATGATTTTAAATTATACCAAAAATTTGAAGACAAAGGTGTATCTCTAAGATCATTTTGTACTAATAATAATGCAGCTTACGTTGCAGCTGAACATACCTATGGTGATGTAAGTTATAATGGTCATGCTAAGAAAGATGAGGTATATAGGAATGATATGACTAACTTTGGTATTTTAATGGAAATTAAAGGCATAGATAAGCCTTTTGATTGGTCAAGGGAAGCAGTTAAAAAACTTCAAATTAATGAAAAAGGTATATATTTTTCCCCAAGTAAAAGAGTTCCATCAAAAACATCCGAAGGTGGTTATGTTAAATGTGTTGTAGTAGATAGTATGGATCTTTTATACGATGCTATTGGTGATTATGCTTTACACATTGCTGATTTTATTGGAGATATGAATAAAGTATTCCCAACATTAGGAAATGATTGGGGAATTTATATGCCTGAAGTAAAATACCTATCACCTGAACCTTTAGTTAAGTACGATGATTTAAGTTTAACTAGGTTCCCTAACGTTTATTTCGTAGGTGACGCTCTATCAGCAAGAGGAATTACAGTTTCAGGAGCACAAGGTACTTATGTTGCAGAATCAATTTTAAAAGATGGAAAATAAAGAAGAAAAAAGGTTAAAAGAAGCTCAAGCTATAGAAAAGCAAAATAAAGTAAGGGGTAAGGAAGATTTTCCTAAAACTAAACGCTTAAAAACACCTGACGGTACTATAGTATACTATTGGGATAATAAACTTCATAATTGGGAGGGACCAGCTCTTATACCTGAAGGTAATAATAGGCTAAGAGAATATTATATCTATGGTGTAAAATACACAGAGGAAGATTGGAAAGAAGCTAAACGTAGTGGAAAAGGGCTACCATGGTTTAAAGACCCAAAACAAACAGCAAGACAAGCAGGATAATGAAAATAGGATTATGTGGAACTATGAGTGTAGGTAAAACTACTCTAATTAAAGAATTATCAAAACTACCCCAATTTAAGGACTTTACAGCAGTAACTGAAAGAAGCCAATATCTTAATTCATTAGGTATTCCTTTAAATCATGAAACTACTATTGAAGGCCAAACTATATTTTTAGCAGAACGTGTTACTGAGTTAATGCAACCTAACATCCTAACAGATAGAACTATTATTGACGTAATGGCTTTTACTGAATGTGCTACACATACAAGTATTATTGATGCAGATGCTTTTATTGAATATGCTCGACGATTTGTTGGACAATATGATTATATTTTTTATATTTCTCCAGAGGGCATAGGTATTAAAGATAATGGTGTTAGAGAAACAGATGCTACGTATCGAAAAGAAATAGATGAATCTATCCAAAAATTATTATTTAAATATAGACCCATTTATTTTACTATTAAAGGTTCTACTGAAGAACGAATTGAACAAATTTTAAAAACTATAAATCACAAAAAATAATGAAATTATGGAAATGGGTTTTGGGTGTATTAGCTCTTTTAGGTGGCACAGCAGCTATCGCAAGCACACAAAATAAAAAGAAAAAAGAGTACGACAAAAAGGTTAAAGATAACAATGATAAAATCAAAAAAGTTAAAACTAAGACCAAAGAAGCAACAACAAAGAAAGCTGCCGCGAAAGCAGATTTATCTAAAGCGAAGAAGAAAACAACGCATACTAAATCGCAAGTAAAAAATACAAGTAGTGCTAAAAAGACTACTAAAAATTTTAAGAAAAAGTATAGAGGCAAAAAATGAAACAAAAGTTGGGATATATATTCGTAATTTTATTTTGGTTAACTATATCAAGTTTATTTGGACAAAGCACTACTCAAGATACTATTAAAATCCCAGCGGTAGAGTTAGAAGAATTTTTCCTAGCTTTAGATACACTTGAAATACAGGATTCAATTAAAACTGTTTTAATTAAACAACTTGAGTATGAAATTTCAATTTATGGAAGAATAGCAGAGCAAGACAGTTTAATTATATCTTATAAGGATCAAGAAATTCTTCTATTGAATAAGCAAATTGATTTACATTTAGATCGCTTAAATCAAGTCGATAAATGGCACAATAGACCAATAGTAGGAGTGGTAGGAGGTGTGTTGGGTACTGTCCTTCTCATTCAAGCTCTCGACTATACGCTTCCTCAATAATCTTTATATATTTATTACTGTTAACAACAATATTTGTACGTAATGAATAAAACTGAAATTAAGCAGATTATACTCGAAGAAATTGAGGCTGCATTAGAAGAAATGAATATGTCGCCTGAAATGATGGCGGCTGACTCACGTCCTGAAGAAGACGATTTTGCCTTTGACAAAATGGATGGCGAAATGTATGACGATGCCGGAGATCCAATGGAAGCAGTTAATGAAGACTTAAGAGGTCTAATGGCGCAAGGAGAAAAAATGGTTGCGTTTGCTAATAAGCAAAGTGGATATGAAGGAGGTGTATCTTCACCTGTAAGAGGTGTTTTAGCAGCTATGACAGTAGCGGGTGCACCTGATTTTGATGGAGATGAAGACTTAAAAGCTTATTGGACTAGACGATTAACTAAAGCTATTGAAACCCAAAAGGGTAGAAAATATATGAGTGGTTTAAACGAAAATATACAACAATATATTGACAGGGAAGATGACATTAGTGATATACGAGGGAAGAAAGCAGGAAAAGATTATAAAACTATAAGAATAGACTTCAATAAGCCAATGGGTGGGAGTTTAAAAAATGCAGTTAGCAGTTATGCTAGAAAGAAATATGGTGACAATATTGATTTAGATTGGAGGGATAGTCAAGAAGTTGAAATTGACATCAATAGAGACCTTAATGAAATGGCTCGTACATCTAACATTTTTAAATTAAGTCAAAACGCTAGTCTAAAAGATGTACTTCAATTTATGCAACGCGTAAATGATGTTTTAAAAACATACAAATCACCAGGACAAAAGCGCCCTAAAAAGCGTTTTACACCAGAAGAAATGAAAGCACTTGCAACAGCAATGCTTAAGCCTGAAGGCTTCACTTCAAAAGACGTAATTGCTGCTACTTCATATACAAGTCCAGCACAAGCAAATAAATTCTTAGCAGCACTTGAGCAGAAAGGTTTAATTACCATAACTTCTGTTCTTAAAAAATCTTTAGTACCAGATCGTGATCCAAACGCCCCTGAAACAAGAGGAAGAAAAGCACAATCAGCTGAATTTGATATAGCAGATGATCCAACAGGAATGGATTTTTCTGATTTCGATGATTTAGACTTAAGTGATCCAACATCACTATATGAAAACAAAAATAACAATAATATGTCAGATAATTTAACAAATTACATTAAAAAAGTAATCAACGAAGCTAAAAATCCCCTAGCGGCTAAACTTAAAGAAGTAGAAGCACAAGGTAGAATTGCTGCTCTTGAAAGCAAATTAGCTGCTATTCAAGAAATGATTGAAGAAACAAATGGCCGCTTAACCCGCATTGATGAAGACAATGAGTTTTCTGAAATGATGGATAAAAAAGCTGTTAAAGATGTTCGCAAGCAACTTAAAGAACTTGAAAGAGCTGAAGCTAAACTCCAAAAAGAATACGATAAAGTATCTGGAGGCAGAAAAAAAGAAACAGTAGTAGATGAAGATATGCCTATTACAAATGATGAAGTAGCTGAAGAAACATTAGACAATGCCGTTGATGAAGTTGAATTAGAAGAAGATGATCTACGATTTGAAGGCCTTAATGGAGTTCATGATTTAAAACCAATGGTTACTATGAATGAATCTACGCTTCGTATGCAAAAGTTAGCTGGTTTAATCACTGAAAGTGATATTAAAAAAAAAAACTAAGTCTTAAAGAAAATTTACAAGATATAGAAAGTATCCTAACAAAAGCAGGACTTTACTTTGATGAAGGTATTTTAGGAACCGTAGGTTCAGGTGGTGCAGGATATTATGATCGGGTAAATGATGAAATATATGGCTTCAATCAACAGGGTCCTTGGAACGAAGAAGCATTTAGTAAATTTTATGATAATTTCTCAAAAGATGATTTTGCAGAATTTAGATATGAAAAAGAATTTTCTAGAGAAAATGAAGACACAGTTAATTACGATATGGTAGCCCAAATGGTCAGACCTGGTATTTATTCTGTTGGAAATGAGGGTTATGCTCAAATCCACGATAATGGAGATATTCAAATATTTTCGATCCCATCGTTATCTCCTGAGGGAGACACAGGTAAACTCCTCCCAGCATTTAAGATGGATTCTAGTGGAAAAGTAATCCCTCAATTCAGCAAAGATGAAATGAGAAGATTATTAAAAGATGAAAAGTACTACATTTTATAATTTAACCAAATATTAAAATTAAGGGGACCAATAGGTCCCCTTTCTTGTTAGTATGTATATACGATGGCAGATATAAAATCAATCATTAAACAAGAGTTTGTTAAATCAGCAAGCGATCCTGTTTATTTCATGAAAAAATATTGTTGGATTCAACATCCAACTCGAGGTAGAACACAATTCAATCTCTATCCCTTTCAAGAAAAACTATTAACTCTACTAACTAAACACGATAAGTCAGTAATCCTAAAATCTCGCCAGCTTGGTATTTCGACTCTTTCAGCAGGTATAGCTTTACATATGATGTTATTTCAAAAGGATAAAAACATCCTTGTAATAGCAACAAAGCAAGAAACAGCAAAAAACCTAGTAACAAAAGTACGATTTATGTATGATCAACTACCAAGTTGGTTAAAACTACCTTCAGTTGAAAATAATAGACTATCTATACGACTTAAAAATGGCTCACAAATTAAAGCGGTTTCAGCAGCAGGTGATGCTGGTAGATCAGAAGCCATTTCTTTGCTGATTATTGATGAGGCGGCCTTTATTGAAGAAAATCGAATTGAAGACATTTGGGGCTCTGCACAACAAACCATTGCCACAGGTGGTAGAGCTATTATATTATCTACTCCTAATGGAACAGGTAACTGGTATCATAGGCAATGGGTTAGAGCACAAGATGGAACAAGTGGATTTACCCCAGTTAGATTACCTTGGACAGTACATCCAGAGCGAAATGAAAAATGGAGAGCCCAACAAGATGATGAATTAGGTGAAAGAATGGCAGCACAAGAGTGTGATTGCGATTTTACTACCTCTGGTGATACAGTATTTCCACCTGAACTTATAAACTACATAGAAAAATCAACTCTTAAAGACCCACTTGAAAAAAGAGGAGTAGGCCAAAACTTATGGGTATGGGAATATCCTGACTATTCAAGACAATATATGGTTGTAGCCGACGTAGCTAGAGGAGACTCAAAAGACTACTCAGCATTTCATATTATAGATGTTGAAAGCTGCACTCAAGTAGCTGAATTTAAAGATC